GATGCTCGTTATTTTATAATAACAGGTGGTAGAGGTTCTGGAAAGTCATTTGCTGTAACTGTGTTTCTTACGCTGCTTACAATGTCAAAGAACATACGTATATTGTTTACAAGGTATACAATGGTATCAGCACACTTGTCAATCATACCAGAGTTCTTAGAAAAGATAAGTCTATTAGGTTTTGACAATATCTTTAGCGTAAATAAAGCTGAGGTTGTAAACTTAGGTAATAAATCAGACATACTATTTAGGGGTATAAAAACATCAGCAGGTAACCAGACAGCAAGTCTAAAATCATTACAGGGTATAAGCACTTGGGTATTAGATGAAGCTGAAGAGTTAATAGATGAAGATATATTTGACACTATTGATTTAAGTATTAGAGAGAAAGGTGTGCAAAACAGAATCATACTTATATTAAACCCAGTTACTAAAGAGCATTGGATATACAATAGATTCTTTCAAGACAAAGGAATTGAAGCTGGTTTTAATGGCGTTAGAGATAATGTATGCTATATACACAGTACATACCTAGACAACAAAGAAAATCTGTCAGACAGCTTTATACAACGTGTAGAAACCATCAAGCATAGAAACTTTAAAAAATACCAACATAGAATACTTGGCTCTTGGCTTGATCGTGCAGATGGCGTGGTGTTTACTAATTGGACATTTGGAGAATTTAATCCTGATGGCTTACAAACATCTTGTGGTATGGACTTTGGTTTTAGTATTGATCCAGATAGCTTAACAGAAGTTGCTATTGACAAATCAAAACGTAAGCTGTATTTAAAAGAGCATATATATCAGAATGGATTAAAGTCTAATCAACTTGCTGAGATTATATTAAGCAAAGTAGGTAATAAGTTAATCATTGCAGATTCAGCAGAGCCAAGATTGATTGCAGATTTAAAGCATTTAGGCGTAAACATAAAGCCAGTTAAAAAAGGAACTATTGAAAGTGGTGTAACAAGAATGCAAGATTTTGAATTAATAGTTAGTCCAGAATCTACAAACATAGCTAAAGAATTAAACAACTATGTTTACGCAGACAAAGGCTCAAAGCTCTATGTAGATAATTACAATCACAGTATTGATGGGGTACGCTATAACGTTATTTACCACTTAGACAATCCAAACGCAGGAAGGTATTTTGTACAATAAACTAAATTATTAACTTTTCTATTATATATTGAGAGATGAAAGTAAAGATTAAGAAGAAGGGCAAAACAAAGCAGTTTAAATTAATTAGTAAATGGAGTGATGTCACTCTTGAAAAGTGGGTAAAGCTAATTGATTATAATAATGGCACAAAGAGTACTGAAGCGTTAAATGTAATTGCAGAATTATCTAACATTCCTAAGAAGCTAATAAAGGAATTAGAGTTAAAAGATGTTTCTGTAATTTTAAGTGCTATAGCAAGACTGCAAAAGAAACAAAATAGTTCTTTAAAAAAGATAATTGAAATAGAGGGTAAAAAATATGGGTTTCATCCTAATTTAGAGGAAATAACTCTTGGCGAATGGAGTGACTTAGAAACAATGTTTACAAATGGAATGGAAAGCAATCTGCCAGAGATAATGTCAATACTGTATAGACCTATAACAGATGAAACTTTAAATGAAATTTATACTATTGCAGCGTATGATGGTAATATTTCTATACGAGCCGAACAGATGAAAAAGATGTCAGCAGAACAAGTGCAAAGTGCATTGGTTTTTTTTTGGACTTTAGGCAAAGAATTTACAAAGACTTTGCCATTATATTTGATGGATCGCATCAAGGAAATGAAACTGCAATTGCAACAGAATCATTTGCAGAAAAATGGGGGTACTTCGGAATAATGTATAGATTGTGCAATGCAGATATTTCAAAATTAGAACAAATAACAAAACTTAACTTGTTAGAAGCGTTTACTTGGTTAAGTTATGAAACAGATTTAGAATCGCAAAATAAAGTTAAACATGGCAGTCAACAATAAGACATACAATAACGTAACTAATACTTTAATTAGATTAGCACAGTATCATGATCAAATATCTACTGTTTCTGTTGGAGATATATTTGACATTAACTTAGAAAAAATGGAGAAGTTCCCATTATTACACATCAATCCAGTAAATGTAACAACAGGAGATTCTGAGCTAGTATATAATTATCAGATATTTATTATGGATATGGTAAGTGAGAAAAGCGACTGGCAAACTAAACAGCATGCTGATTTGACTAAGTTAGTTGACATGAAAAACAATGAGCAAGAAGTATTTAACCAATGCTTAGAAATATGCACAGATTTTATTGGTATGCTTAGGCATAGTTCTAGACAATCATTAGAAGGAGTAAATGATATTAATAAACCTTTATATTTTACACAAGACCAGTTTACAATTGAGCCATTCCAAGAAAGGTTTGATAATCTTTGTTGTGGTTGGGTTTTTACAATAGGCGTTAAAGTTATGAATGACTTTAGTACTTGCAATATACCTGTTACAGATGCAGGTGCAGGGTACTAATGTTACAGTTTAAAATATGGAAAATAGAAATACAGATAATACCACCAAAAATAACAATCAAGCTATGAACTATGATGATATAATAGAAAAGCTAGAATCTATTAGCATAAGATTTCAATCATATACTGATTACCCACAGTCAGCAACTAATAATGCAAAGCGCGCTAGAAAATGGAAAGAGGATAATGGAAGTGATTGTGGTACAAGAGTAGGATGGACAAGATCAGCACAATTAGCAGACAGAAAACCAATAAGTAGAGATACAATAGCAAGAATGGCATCTTTTAAAAGACATCAACAAAATAAAGATGTGCCTTACTCAGAAGGATGTGGTGGTTTAATGTGGGATGCTTGGGGTGGTACATCTGGCGTTGAGTGGGCGATAAAAAAATTAAAACAAATAGATAATGAATAAAAATAAATAAATATGGCAGATTTAGTAGTAACAATTTCCGAGAGTGTAACAGTCAATGGTGCATTAAGAGGATCAACTAACAATTTAACAGTAACAAGTATTACAGATACATTTGAGAGAATAATAACTTGCCCACATTCAGCTACTACAACAATAGCAACATTTTCAGCTAATGTATATGATAGTGCAGGTGCTATTGATAAAGAGAATGTAAGATACATTAGAGTTACAAATCTATCAACAACAGCAGATTGCGAATTAGGGGTTGCAGGTGCAGCATCTAACTATACAATTTTAATTCCAGCAGGTAATTCTCATATTATAGCAAGAGCTGATGATGTTATGGTAGCAGAAGCTGATGCAGTTCCTAGCTATGGCTCTTTAGCTGATTTAAGTAAGCTAGAGGTTAGGCCAACAGCAAGCACTGATACAGATGTAGAAATATTTGTTGCATCTATCTAATGAAAACTGAAAATATAGAAAGATACTTAGAAAGTTTTGGTAAATATGTAATTAAACAATCAAGAACTAATTTAAGTAAGGCTAAGAAAAACGTAAACAAAGATTTATTTAACTCTTTAAAATTTACAGTTAAAAAAAAGAAAAATAGTTTTTCAGTTAATTTCTTTATGGCAGATTATGGTACGTTTGTAGACAAGGGTGTTTCAGGCGACAAGCAGCCACAATCTTATAAAGATTATAAAGGCAAAACAAAATCTAGTCCGTATCAGTACACCACAAAACAACCACCAAGTAAGGCGTTAGATAAATGGATAGTTAGAAGGGGTATAGCACCAAGAGATGAGCAGGGTAGGTTTATTTCAAGAAAAAGCATAGCTTTTTTAATAGCTAGAAGTATTAAGAAAAAAGGAATAAAAAGCACAAGTTTTTTCCAACGCCCTTTAGAGCTAGGCCTTAAAAGATTTGGAAAAGAGCTTTTAATAAATGTAAGAAAAGATGTAGTTAATATTTTAAGAGATTCAATTAGCAATGGTAAAACGCAACAAAGTGGATCGTAGAGTATTTTCGATTAATATAAAATAAAATAAATGGCAGCAAATTCAGTAATAGAACAACAACCTTTATACAATGTAATTCCAGTAGGGCAAGAGGTTATATTTGTAGTATCTAATCAGACAGCAGTAGCTAATCAATTTAAGGTTAAATTCATCTGTGAAGTACATATTAGCAACAACACATACCCTGTTTTGGGTTCAGCAAATGATTTAATAGGAACTTTTAAAACAACACCAAACAATGCTGGCGTTGGAATTTTTGACTTAGGCAATATAATAGAAAGCTATGTTAAAGCAGACAATTTAGCTGCTAATGGTAGTGCGTTTAAAACTACTACTACAAGTGATGATCAAAGACACCCCCTACATTTAATAGATAAATTTTCATTAAACAATAATGCTGCATCTTATTTAAGTTTACAATTTAAAGTAGAATACTTAGGTGCTACTGATAGCTCTGGAAATCAAGATGACAACATAGTAAGAACGCAATTTGGTACTGCTGTTAACTCTGATGTATTTGAAATTTTTAATGGCTATTTAAAACATTCTGACATTCTAAACATAGGAACAGGTATTGATGCCTCTAACTTTGGCTATGATATTACAAAGTTTGAAAACACCAACGGAAGTACAGGGCAATTTTTAACTAATGCTCCATTAACTCAATATGCAAATCAAGAGGATTATGGTACTTTTGCATATCTTACAGAAATAGATAAAACAAGTGGTTTTGAAAATGGGTTTGTAGATAATATTAAAATAACACTGTACAACAGCTCAAACGCTCAAATTGGAAGTACAATACAAGTTGACAGATCATCTGCAAACGGATCATACGATACATACGTAGCTAAAGCAGAACAAGAGTTAATATACTTTGGTTGCTTTCCTGGTAATCTTAGAAACTGGAGTACAGTATTCCAAACACAATTAGCAACAGGGAATCTAGCGTATTATAGTGTGAGAGCTTTTAATGGATCAACTAATGTAGGGCAAAGATATATTATCAACGTGAATTGTCCTGATCTAAGAGACTTTGAAAGCATTAGATTGTGTTGGCTTAATCAGTGGGGAGCTTGGGACTACTATACTTTTACAAAAAAATCAGTTAGAAGTTTGACAACAAATTCAACAACATATAATCAGCTTGCAGGAACATGGAATGAAAGTTTATATAGAATGGATAGTTTTAAAGGTGGCAAGAAAGCATTTAGAGTTAATGCAACTGAAATGATCAGAGTTAATACAGATTTTGTAAATGAAAATGAAAATGTAATGTTTGAAGAGTTAATGAATAGTCCAGAAGTTTATATGTTAGATGGCTTTCACACTACAACAAGCACACAGCTTCTTAATCAGTTTGTAACACCTGTTAGGGTTACTAGCTCTAGCTTTACTAAAAAGACAATTGCAAATGACAAGTTAATGCAATATACATTTGAAATAGAAAAAACTAAAACACTAAGAACACAAGCAGTCTAATGTCAGTACAGTTAATATTATACCCACAAAATACTTCTGGTAGATATAATCAGATTTCTATAATTGCAAATGAATTTGTAGTTAATGGTATTGATTTTTTAGGTTTAGGATCAGCAACTTCAAGAGATAGTTCGGCAGCAAATATATATCAAGATGTTTTAACTAATCAGCCACCATCTATAATTAACAACTGGTACAGATTTAGAAGTACAGTAGGTGGTACTCCTGCATTACCTACTGTAAGTTCAGGAAACGCTGTTTTCAATTCTATTGCTGTTGCAAATACTACTGGAATATATCAAAGGCTGTCAAATCTAAGTGTAGGACAAAGCTATACTGTAAATTTAAATCTTTCAACAACTTCATCTGGCTTTGTTTATATAGGTATTTTTAATGGTACAACACAATTAGCAAATCTACCTTTTGCAGCTTCATCAGCTAATATCAGCTATAACTTTATAGCAAACGCAACTGATAATACGGTAGTTATTACTTATGCAAATAGTGTAGCTACAAACATTGAGATCAGCTCAATATCTGTTGTGCCACAAGAACAACAACCATCTGGTAATATAACTTTATTAGAAAACGGACAAGTTATCTGTGACTTATATGAAAATGAGGATATACCACTAACACTAAGTATTGATGATTTTAAAAATGCAGCAGAAAAAGTGCAGTCATACTCTAAAGCATTCTCACTGCCTGCAACAAAAAGAAACAATAAGATTTTTAACAATATTTTTGAAATAACAAGAAATGATGATGGCGTTATATTCAACCCATATTTAAGAACAAAATGTGTATTAAAGCAAAATGGTGTTTTGATATTTGAAGGGTATTTGAGGTTAATAGATGTTCAAGATAAATTAGGAGAAGTAAGCTACAATGTTAATCTGTATTCAGAAGTCATAGCACTAGCAGATTATTTAGAGGATAGAACATTTAGTGATTTAAACTTTACTGAATTATCACATACTTATAATAAGACAAACATTAAAGCAAGTTGGACATCAGGAGTAACATATAGTGCATCAAATACATCAGGTTTTAGAGAAGCAGATACAATTAAGTACCCATTTGTAAATTGGACTAATCAGATAATCTTGGCTAATGGATCAACAGGAACTAATGCAACAATTGGCAATCCAGAACTAACATCACTAGAGCAAGCATTTAGACCTTTCATAAATATTAGATATTTGATAGACAGGATATTTCAAAACACACCTTTTTCTTTTACTTCTGAATTTTTTGATGAATCAGATTTTAAAAAGTTGTATATGGACTTTAACTGGGGTTCTGACAACAATCCAACAAATGAAAATGATTCTACATATTATGGGTTTTATATATTTAACGTTGGAGATGGCAGTGCTGCAAATCATGCAACATCTAGCTATGATGTTTTAAATTTATCTAGTAATTTGCCTTTTATTGGTGGAATAACCCCACCAAATTACAATGATACAACTAATGTTCTTACATCAACGGTAGATAACGAAACGTACTCAATAACCTATGAGTATTCTATAGAAAATACAGATACTGTGGCAAGAGAAATAGAGTGCAGATGGTTGTATAATACTACTGAAATAAACTACTCAGGAGTTCAAACAATTCCTGCTGGTGGAAAATTTGCATACACAGGAACATTCACACAAGTAATGATCAATGCAGGCGATACTTTAAAAGCACAATTTAAAACTAATGCAGGAACAGCATCAAAAGTAAGCCAAGATCAAATAGCTTTTCCTGATTATGGTGCTTATGTTAACTGGCAGACAGGCATGTTAAATTTAACTTCTAACGTGCTTTTGCAAACGCTAAGAGGGGAGTTAGGGCAGTGGGAGTTCTTGAAGGGTATAATGACAATGTTTAACTTAGTGTCTATTCCTGATAAATCTGATCCAAATAATATACTGATTGAACCTTATGCAGATGTGTTTATAAAAACCACTAAAGGAACATCACTATCTGATAGAAGTATAGCACATGATTGGACTGACAAAATAGATGTATCAGAAATGCAACTAACACCTCTTACTAATTTAAACAAAAAAACTATTTTTAAATTTGTAGAGGATGATGATGATTATGCTTTTACATTTTACAAAAATTCAGTAGGTGGGCATTTATATGGAAGTAAAGTATTTGATGCTTCAGGGTTTACTATTTTAGAAGGTCTTGAGGAGATAATACCTGAGCCTTTTGCAGCAACAGTACCAAGACCTTTAGATGAGCAGTTTCCTAATTTTATAGTGCCAATGATTTATTCTTATAATGCAGATGATGGTACTTCTAGTGGCTTTGAGAATAGCCCTAGAATAATGTATGACAATGGCGTAAAAAACTCAGGAACTTCTTACTATATACCTGCACAAAATGGCGTTACAAGTGAGAATCAATCTGACTTCTTGCAGTTTAGTCATCTATCAACAATACCAACTGCACAGGGAACAATAGATTTTCATTTTGGAGAATGTCAATTAATACAGCCAATAGGAAGTCCAGTTAACACTAACTTATTTAACTTGTATTGGATGCCTTATTTTGCAGAACTGTATAACGCTAATACAAGAACAATGACATTGAAGGTTAATTTAACAGCAGGAGATATTTCTACATTTAATCTATATGACACTGTGTTTATTAAAAATAGAGAATTTAGAGTAAATAAAATAGAGTATAAACCAAACGACTTAGCAACAGTTGAATTTATATTAATACCATAATGAAAGCATCAATACCATATTTACCAGGTTACATAGTTAAACCTCATGTAACATACCCTTCTGGAGAAGTTTTTTTTACAGATGGAACTAATATAGGAATAACACCTAATCAGCAACAGTGTGAGGCGTATGGATATACATATAATAAACAAACAGGGACTTGCACAGCATTTGCTCCAGTTGATAAATTAGGAGAAAGTATTACAAATACCAACAACAATGTTCAGGGATCAAATAATGTAACTGAAACAGGCACTAACAATTCATATGTTATGGGAGAGAATAACACTATAAAAGGATTGTCAAGAAATAATGTAGTAGTTGGTAGTAACAATGAAATTGCTAATAGTATTAATAATGCATCTGTATTTGGTAATTTTGGACTTGCACAGAGGCAGGGAGAAATAGTCTTGGGTGGTGGTGGTTTTAGTGGTGCAGGAACAGGTAATGCTCAAAGTTCAACAATCGCTTTAACAGGTACAACAACAGATGCAAGTGCTACAAGTCTTTTTGTTAATGGAGATTCAAATACAACAGCAATAACAAGAACAAGTGGTATATTTTTATCATTTGAAGCAGTAGTTATGGGTGTAAGAACAGGTGGTGCAGCAGCAAGTGGTGCTGTTAATGATAGAATAGCAGTTAAAGTTTACGGTTTAGTATATACAACAACAGTAGATCAGTCAACGTATGACATAGGTAAATTTGGAACAACAAGTGGTTGGGGTGCAGCAATGCAGTTTAGTGGTAGCGACATGGTACTACAAGTATCAGGTGCAGCTAGTATGAATATAAGCTGGAGTGCAACTCTAGACCTTTATGAATTAAAAGTATAAAATTATGGCAACAAAAGAAGAGTTAAATTTTCAGGTCAATTCAAACATTGGAGAGGTTTCAGAAGAAATTGGTAATGCTGCTGACAATACAAAAGAACTAGACAATGCAGCAAAAGATAGCACCACTAGCTTTGGGGGTTTAAGTAAGGCAGTAAGAGGACTTGGTGCAGCTATAAAAGGCATAGGACTTGCTCTTGCAGTGGCTACATTGACAGCTTTTGGGAATGTATTTAGGCAAAATCAAAAAGTTATAGATTTTTTTAATGTAACATTAAAGGTGTCATCCATAGCATTTAATGATTTATTTAGATTTTTAGATGATAATATTGATACTATTAGAGGATATTTAAAAGCTCTTTTTACTGATCCAATTGGAGAGTTATACAAACTAGGGCAAGCAATACAGAATTATTTTGTAGACAATTTAGAAGGGGTTGTTAAACTAATGAAAGCTGTGTCTGATGCTTTGGTAAATGTTGCAAATCCAGAAAAATTTATAAGTGCTGTGGCACGTATTTCAGTTGCTACTCTTGAAGCTAGAAAAGACATTAATGCAGAGTTTGAAAAAATGAACCAAAAAGTTACAGAGTATACAACAGGAATAATAGGTGCTGCTAACGCTATGGTTTTATTAGACAAAGAAGCTGCAATAGCAGTAGCAAAAAATAAAATAATTCTAGAACAAAAAGACAGAGAGGCAGAGCTTCAAAGACAAATAAGGGATGATGAAACAAAAACATTTGCAGATAGAATTGAAGCCAATGAGAAGCTTGCTGTAATATTAGATGATCAAGAAAAGTTAATGCTAGCCAACGCTGATGCTCTTGTTAAAGCTGCTGATGCTCAATTTAAACTAACAAAGAATGATGCAGATAGGATTGTGTTTTTAGAGGCACAAGCAGAAGCAGAAGCAGTTAGAGCGCAAATAGAAGGGTTGAGATCAGAACAGAAACTTAATGCTATAGCCTTAAATAAAGAAGAGCAATTAGTAGCACAAGAAAATGCTGATGCTCAATTAGCAGCTTTTTCTCAATTAGCAGGATCTTTAAGTGCAATAGCAGGAGAAAACAAAGAGTTAGCAGTAGCAGGAGCAATTATAGACACTTATGCAGGAGCAAATAAAGCATTAGCAGCAGGAGCAGGAACACCTTTAGGTTTTATACAAGCAGCAGCAATTATTGCAGCAGGTATAGCTAATGTTAACAAAATACTGTCTGCTGATGTAGGTACAGGTGGCGGATCAGCAGGTGCAGCTTCTATGACTCCTGCACCTCAAATGGTAGGCGGTGCTTTTGAATTAGGTGGTGGAGTAACACCAGAGCCACTAAGAGCTTATGTGTTGACTGATGAAATGTCTAACAGTCAAAATCAATTGGCTAACATAAGAAGGAGAGCAACAATATAAAATCAAATAAATATTAATTAAATCTATATAATAATATGCCTTGTAAAGAATGCGAAAACGGAAAATATAAATGGGGAAACACAGGAAAGTGCGAGTATGACACTATCGCTGAGTGTGAAGCTGCTAACAAAGACTACTACGAAAACATCACATCAATACGTGAGTTAGTAATTGATAATAATTCTGAAGAGTTAGCTATTGATGCTATTAGCTTAGTGTCAGCACCTGCCATAGAGCAGGACTTTGTTTATTTTGGAAAAGAAAAAAACAACTTAACTTTTGCTAAAGTAGATGATGAAAAGAGAATGTTAGTTAGTCCTGCACTTATACCTAACAAACAGATATTCAGATACGATCCAAATACTGATTCTGAATACTATGTGTATTTTAGTCCTGACACTGTAAGAAAAGCTAGTGAGCTTTATTTAAAACATAATAATCATCACAAAGCAACTTATGAGCATCAAGATAGAGTGTCTGGTGTGTTGACAACTGAGAGCTGGATCATAGAAGATGCCAAAATGGACAAGTCAAGACTTTATGGCTATAATCTACCAAAAGGTACGTGGATGGTTTCTATGAAAATAAACAATAATGAATTGTGGCAAAAAGTAAAAGATGGAGAATTAAAAGGATTATCTATTGAAGGGTACTTTGCAGATAAAATGGAAAAGATGTCAGAACGTGAGCCAACAACACACGAAATACTAACAGCTTTGAATGAGATAATTTCAAAAATCAAATAAAATTAAAATTAATCTATTATATAATGAACACTAAAAAAGAAATTATGGACTTAAAAGAAAAAATACTAGTAGCACTTGGCTTAAATAAATCTGAAGAAGAGGTTGTTTTAGCTTACCAAGCAAAAAGCGAAGATGGAACAATTTTCGTATCTACGGCTGATGAATTAGAGGCTGGTGTAGACATCTCAGTTCTTACCGAAGATGGCACTACAATCTTATTACCAGTAGGCACTTATAAAACTGACACTGGCGTATCTTTCAGAGTAGAAGTAGAAGGTGTTGTTGCTGAAGTTATTGAATCAGAAACAGAAGAAGAAGTAACTGAAGATGAAGAAGTTGATGCAAGAAAAGATGAAGATAAAGATAAATACTCAGAAGAGTTATCAGAATCTGTTGATTTTGCATTTCCTGAAACTGATGCGGAAAAAGCAGACTGGGCTAAGTCTTATGAAGAAATGAAAGACAAAGTAGATAACTTAATGGATGCAGTAGCAGACCTAAAAGCAAGAATAGGAGAAGGTGATTCAGAAGATGTAGAAATGAAAGAAGAAACAACTAAAGAAGATATAGAAGAAGTTTCTGACAAGCCTAAAACTATAAAGACTACTGAGGTAGTTGAATTTTCAGCAGAGGATGAAATTGAAAAATTAAAAGCTGAGAATGAAGCGTTAAAAATTGAATTAGCAGAATCTCCTGCTGAAGCACCAGTAAACACAAATAAATTTAGCTCAGAAAGACCAGTATTGTCAAGAAAAGAGTACAACAGACTTTCTAAGCAAGAGAAATTTTTATATAACTTAAATAAATAATAAACTTAAAAACAAAAAAAAATGGCATTTACTACAACAAGTAATTTTTCAGGTAAAGCAGCTGGCTTTTATATTTCAGCAGCCCTGAAAGAAGCAACATCATTAGACTATTTAACTATCATTGAGAATGTTAAATTTAAGTCGAACATACAAAAAATGGCAGGAAGCGGATTAGTAAAAGATGCTTCTTGTGACTTTTCAGATGCAGGAACTTTAGCTTTAACTGAGGCAGTTCTTACACCTAAAAATTTACAAATTAACATTAACCTTTGTAAGAAAACTTTACTAGATTCTTGGGAAGCTCTACAAATGAGAGCAGGAGCAGGCGCTCCACCACCAGCATCTTTTGATGACTATGTAATATCTTACATGGGAGAAATCATAGCTAACGCTACAGAAACTTCTATATGGGGTGGAACTGAAGCTACTTCTGGAGAATTTGAAGGGTTTGTATCAGCAGCAGGATATTTATTGCCTGGACAAGATGCAACTGTTATTCAATCATCAGCTTCAGGTGCTTATGCAGCAGGAAACATCATAGCTAACTTACAAACTTTAACTGCTGACATGGCAGCTAACGTATCTCCAATCTTAAGAAAAGAGGACTTATATATCTACATGAATGCTAAGACATACGCTTTCTATGTATCAGCAGTATCTACTTTAGGATATGTAAACGCTTATAACATGAATGGTGACTATGAGCCAGTATTTGAAGGCTACAAAATCGCAGTATGTCCAGGAATGGTTGACAATCAATTAGTAGCAGCAGAGAAGTCTAACTTATTCTTTGGTACTGACTTGGTATCTGATCACACTAGAATACAACTTTTAGACATGTCTCAGTTAGATGGTTCTGACAACATGAGACTAGTTGCTAGATACAACGCAGGTGTTAAGCAAGGTGTTGGTGCTGACATTGTAAGACAGTCGTAATTAACTTAATTTATAGAGGCAGGGGTGTAAAAACCTCTGCTCCTTTAACCTTTAAAACATAAAATAAAATGGCATGTACAGCTTTAACAAAAGGTAGAGGGCTTGATTGTAATAGAATATCAGGTGGAATTAAGTTTGTTTACTTTTCTGTTTATGATAATTTTGCAAGATCAGATTGGGCTTATGACTCAACCCATCCACTAGAAATTGATACTATAAACTTTCAATCATCTACTATCTATAGATATACTATGCCTCTTGGTGTAGCATCTATAACCGATACTATAACAGGTAGTCGTGAAAATGGAACTGTTTTCTACACTCCTACGGTTAATATCATACTTAATCGACTTACAAAAGAGGATCAGAATCAGATAAAATTATTAGGTCAAACTAAGGTTAGAATATTTGTTCAACTTAATGCAACTCATACAGCAACAGGAAACGATGTAATTATTTGTATGGGAATGATTAATGGAATGGAACTAAACGCAGGAACTATGGATAGTGGAGCAGCGTTTGGAGATAGAAACGGCTACACTCTAACCTTTGATGGTTTAGAGCCAGAGCCTTTTGCTATGCTAGAGGATGTAGCAGCAGGTGCTGACCCATTCTCTAATTCAGGCATAACAGGATTGAGTATAGTAAGCTCATAAAATAATTAGTAGTTTTCATATATTCTTTGATTAGAGGGCTTTATGCCCTCTTTTCTTTTTAAAGGCAAATAAATTCGGCACTTTTCTATTATATAGTAGGATGATACAAGCAATCACACAAACTAACCTAACTACATTCTTACAAACTGAGGACAATCGTATAGATACTTCAGTTAGTTCAGATAAGATTAGGCACTTAGTAAAATTCACTAATGATATGGACAAATCTGTTCAATATGCTTATTCTACTGAACATTTAATATACGATAGATACACTAAGTTTGTGTTTGATTATAACGCTACTCCTGATGTTTATACAGGTAGAGTTGATTTTACACCAGCAGGTTATTACAAATATGAAGTATATGAGGTAGCTTGGAGTGGTGCAGTCGCTATAAGTTCAGGAAACGCACCTGTAACAGAGGATGATGTATTACCAGTAGGCCCTACTCACGGAGTGGTTAAAGGCCTTGTAACGAAAGGAAAAATGTATGTTGCTGACAAATCAGGAACAGAACAAGTTAAGTACACGCAAAGGCAAGAGCCAAGTGGTACTAACTATATATATTACGGACAATAAAAAAAAATAAAAAATGGCAATAGAAAACGTACAACAATTATTAATGGAACAATTAGGAAAGAATGGTGGCACAGAAATATTTACCACAGCAGCACAAACAAGCAAAGATTACTATTGTGTGTTCTTTCCAGTTGAAAGTGTTATAGCCTCTATCACAGTTGCAGATGCGACTGGAGAAAGTGCTTTACAGACAACAATGCCTGCTGGTACTACATTGTTTATGAATGTAACAGCAATCACTTTAACAAGTGGAGTTGGAATAGGTTATCACGAAGGACTAACCACGTAAAATGAGAGTACTAAAATTAGGACAAAGCTTAGTTTCAAACTCTAAAGCACCTGCTGCTTTTAAAAATTTATTTTCTTTAGATTTTGATGGTGTTAATGACTATGTGACAATGGGGTCAGTATCAGCTTTACAAATAACAGGAGATGTTACTGTAAGTGCTTGGTTGTATTTGCGATCTTTTCAAAATAATGATGTGGCATTAAGATTAGGTGGTGATACAGACAGTGAAGCAGACAATTTTCTCTATACCATAGCATTTACTGCTGGTACAGGGTCAACTTTTAATGTTTTTGGTGGACACGAATATGGTGCTGGAGTTAATCAATTTGGAGTATTTACAACGAATTTAAGCTTAAACAATTGGTATCATATAGCTATGGTTAGAAATACAACAGCAAAAACTTGGACTCTTTATGTTAATGGTTCTGCCTACCCTGTATATACATACACAAATCAAGCAACAGGGGGAACATCAGCACCTTTTGAATTTGCTAAAAATTCTAGTTTATATATGGATGGTATTCTTGATGAAGTAAGTATATTTAATGCAGTAAAAAGTGCAAGTGATATTACAGCTATTTATAATAGTGGCAAGCCAACTGATTTATCAGGAGAAAGCAACTTGGTTGGGTATTGGAGAAATGGCGATCCAACAGGTACTGCTGCATTTCCTACAATAATAGACCAAAGCTCAAATAGCAATAATGGTACAATGACAAATATGGCTTCAGGCGATATAATAACAACTGTTCCTTAAATAAAATAAAAATGAAATACGTTATTTATAATATGGCAAATGTAGACACGATAGACTTTTCACAAGTATATCAAACAAGTGTAGATACATTACGACTTTCTGTAAATGGAGAGAAAACAATATTAAAATTCACAGGTGAAACACCAGATTTTTTAGTAGGATTGCAGCATTATACACGTTTAGAGATGCTAGAAATAATCAGAACAGATGAATGGTCTAAAGAATTAGAAATATGAAAGACAATATAATTAACATTAATTTAGAAACTAGCACAGCACCGATTGTACAAGAAGTACGTGGGCGTGATTGGATTGAGTACGGAACAGATGATTGGAGAAACTTGTACCCACAATTCCTTATAGACTTATACTATTCTAGTTCAATTTCTGCTGCTATTATTAACGCTACTGCTGAGATGATTGCAGGGGAAAATCTTATCATAGAGAATGATGATGATAGAGATATGGAGGCTAGAATTAAGCTGCAAAACTTTATGAATAGAGCTAATGGCAACGAAAGTTTGCACGAGGTTCTAAAAAAGGTAGCTTTTGACTTTAAATTACAGGGAGCGTTTGCACTTAATATAGTATGGTCAAAAGACAGAACACAGATTGCTGAAATATATCACGTAGGAGTAGAGAAAATTAGATGTGCTAGACCAGATGAATTTGGAAAGACCAAAGGGTATTATATTAGTGCAGATTGGTCAAATACAAGAATAAACAAGCCTAAATACGTTCCTGCATTTAATGTTAATGACAGAACATCTGCTAATCAGATTATGTATGCTGGATTATATAGCCCAAATATGAACTCGTATTTTACACCTGATTATGTTAGTTGTAACAACTGGGCGTTAATTGATTCTAGAGTGTCTGAGTTTCATTTAAACAATATATCAGCAGGTTTCTCTGGTAGCTTTATGATTAACTTTGCAAACGGTGTTCCTACACAAGAAGAGAGAATGCAGATAGAGCAAAGTCTTAGTGATAAATTTACAGGACAAAATAATGCTGGTAAATTCGTGTTGACTTTCTCAGATGATAATACTAGAACACCAACAATTCAAGCTATAAGTCCTAGCGACTTAGACAAACAGTATATTGCTTTACAAGAGCTACTAACCCAGAACATACTGTCAGGGCATAGAGTTACATCTCCAATGCTTATGGGAATCAAGAATGATACAGGTCTTGGGAGTAATGTTGATGAATTAAACTCGGCTAGTAACTTTTATTTAAACACAGTTGTTAAGCCTTTCCAAGATCAAATTGTAAAACAACTGAGAAAGATATTCCAAGTTAACAATATGGATATGCCTGTTAACTTTGTACAATTAAAACCTATCACTTTAGACTTTACATCACAAGACTTGAAGGCAGTAATGACAGAGGATGAAATCAGAAATGAGCTTGGACTAGAGCCATTAGACATAGAAGTTAGAGAAGATTTAAGCGAAGTAGGAATGATAGATGGACAGCCTGTTTTTAGCACCATAGCTGAGGCTGAAGCTCACGCAAAAACTTTAGGGTGTGAGGGGTATCACGAACACGAATATGAAGGCAGAACTGTTTATATGGCTTGCGAAGGGCATGCAGAAGCTACTGAATTAGCTGATTGTGGTTGTAAAGAAAATTTAATAACACCTAATCCTTGCACACCTGGATATGAGGCGATAGGCACAAAAATAAAAGATGGTAGAGAAGTGCCAAATTGTGTTCCAGTAAAAGCAAGAAAAGAAAAATGTGATTGTGAAAAGACAAAATTATCAAAAGCAGCAAAAACAGAATTAGAAAAGTTTATTGATCAGTATGGAGAGGACATTCCAGAAGGTTGGAAATTAATAGATGATGAAATTGTAGATGGAGAACATCAAGACTTTGACTTTGAAAGTGAGTTAAATAATGTAGCAAATGAAAAATTTAACTTTGTCAGAACAGGTAGAGCTAATCCTAATGTAAGAAGTGAGCAAGATGGTTTAAATAAAGATGGAGATGCATACTTTAAAGTAAGGTATGTATATACTAAAAACAACTCTGTTTCTGGTGATGGTGAATCAAGAAGTTTTTGTAAACTTATGACAGCTACAAAAAAGAAGTATAGAAAAGAGGATATACTTAGAATGACTAACATTGCTGTTAATCCAGGTTGGGGAGCAAGAGGTGCTGATACTTATTCAATCTGGCTTTTTAAAGGTGGCGCACTATGTCATCATTACTGGAAAAGACAAATTTTTCAAGCGCCTGCAAGTGATGAAGGCTTTGTAGTGTACCCTGATAACATTACAACAGACAAAATAGTTACAGCTACAAAAGCAAGAAGTGAAGGGTTTACAATTAAAAGAAATGATAGTCTAGTAGCAAGAGCGCC